CATCTATTGGAGAAGGTGTCTATTTTGTTAGGGGCACTTTTGTAAGGGTAGCAAAACAAACTTTAGTATTAGACTACTACACAAATATGCCTACTTATAGAGTAGGTTTATCGATTGTAGAAGAAATTATTACTGCAAAAGATGATGAGAATTTATATGATAACGCAAGCGGATTTACAAATTATGCGGCACCGGGTGCAGATAGATTTAAAATATCTTTAATTCTTACTAAAAAATCTATAGATGATATTAATGATGTTGATTTTGTTGAATTATTAAGAATTAGAGATGGTTCTATACAAAAAATGGATGTTCAATCATCTTACAACATAATTAGAGATTGGATTGCAAAAAGAACTTTTGATGAATCTGGAAATTATGTAGTGGATCCATTTGAATTTTCACTAAACAATTCTTTGAATGATAGAATTGGCAATGATGGATTATATTTCGATACAGAAAAAACAGATCAAGGAAATATTCCTAGTGATAATTTAATGTGCTTAAAATTGTCTCCAGGTAAAGCCTATGTTGAAGGATATGATGTAGAAAAAACGGGTGTAGAAGTAATTGATGCGGAAAAACCAAGAACTACTCAGACTGTTTCTTCGGTAAGTATCCCATTTCAAATGGGAAATATATTAAGAGTTAATAATGTTTCTGGTGCTCCTTCTTTGAAGGGCGCAGTTTTTCTTCAAAACAGGAGAAAAAATAGTACCATAGCTGGAACAGGAACAACAATTGGAGTCGCAAGAGTTTATAACTTTAGTGTCACTGATGCAGCATATACTGGGTCTCCAACTCAATGGGATTTATATTTGTATGATGTTCAGACATTTACAGAAATTACTTTAAATCAATCAGTTTCTTCTGTAGAATTGCCAGCGACTTCTTTTATAAAGGGTAAAAGTAGTGGAGCTTCTGGATATGCAATTTCTTCAGGTGGAACTGGAACTAATGTTATATCTATTAGACAAACCTCTGGAAGTTTTGTAATTGGTGAGCAAATTTTAATCAATGGTATTGAATTATATCCAAGATCTATTTCTGGAATAAAAATTTATAATGCAAATGATATTAAATCAGTTTTTCAACCAACAAGTATCAGTGGATTCTCAACAGCGTTTATAGCGGATTCACTTTTAGATAAATCTGTAAGACCGGAGATAATTACAATTACTCCCGGATCTGGTGGAATAGCAACTGCAACGGTAGCATCTCCATCAACTTTTACCGGTATAAAAACAGATGATATTATTAGATATCAAAGACCAGGTATAACATCAGAAATTTATAATAGAGTTAGTGGAATTTCAAGTTCTCTAACTTCTCTAACACTTGTAGCAGAAACTAGTGTTAGTGGTATTTGTGATGGCACCTTAGGAATTGCAACTTTATATAGTGGTCCATATTCTATCGGTCTTGCAAGAATAAGAAATGATCAACAAGGATTTTTATATGCAAGATTGCCAAATGACAATATTTCATCAGTTAACTTAAATTCTTCAAATATAACATTTACAGCACAAAATAATGTATCGTTTACACCTACAGTATCTGGAAATACTTTAACAGTTGATGTTGGTAATTTTAATATTGGTATTACTTCTGCTGTTATAAATTTTGCAGCATTTGATGAAGAAAGATATTCAATTGCATATAGTGATGGTAGTATTGAAACATTAACTTCAGATAAAGTTTTAATTACGTCAAATCCAAGTAGAGTGACATTTTCTGGTATAGCAAACAAACAGATATCAGTGATAAATGCCACATTTATCAAAAATAATCTTCAAAGCAAAATTAAGCAGTTTACTAGAAGTAGAACCCTCAATGTAGTTTATTCAAGAAATCCAGAATCTGGTATTGGAATCAACACCACAACAAATGATGGACTCACTTATAATCAGTTTTATGGATTGAGAGTGCAAGATGAAGAAATTTCTCTGAATTATCCAGATGTAGTATCAGTTCTTGCTGTATATGAATCACTAGATACTACTGCTCCTAGTTTGGATCGATTGGCATTTAGTGCAGTTGTTAATGTAGATGCTAATGCTATTATTGGAGAAAAAATTACAGGAAGTACAAGTAAAGCAGTTGCTAGAATTGTATCAAAACCATCTAGTAATAATTTAGGAATAGTATATTTAAATTCCTCAAAATTTGTTGCTGGAGAAACCGTAACCTTTAGTGAGTCTGACATTATTACAACAATAGCATCAATAAGTTTAGGAAAATATAGTGATATTACAAGTAAGTTTACTTTAGATAAAGGTCAAAAAGAACAATATTATGATTACTCTAAAATTGTAAGAAAAAGTGGAGAAAATCCACCTGCAAGACAATTATTAATTGTATTTGACCATTATAGTGTAGCATCATCAGATACTGGTGATATTTTTACAGTTAATAGTTATTCTGAAGAAAGGTTTTTAAAAGATATTCCATCAATAGGCAACAATAATGTCAGAGCATCTGATGCACTAGATTTTAGACCTCTAGTTGGTGTATTTTCTGGGACAACATCATCACCTTTTGAATTTTCTTCTAGATCATTTGGAACAGAACCAAAATTAATAGTTGCACCAGACGAAAGTGGTTTAGTAGGATATCAATTTTATTTGGGAAGAATTGATAAACTTTATATAGATAAGACTGGAACTTTTACCCTTCTTCAAGGAACACCAGGTACGGATCCAAAAGAACCTAACAATCCAAACAACGTAATGGAAATTGCAACTATTACGTTGCCACCATATCTGTATAATCCAGCAGATGCTCAGGTTTCTCTAAATGATAATAGACGATACACAATGCGAGATATTGGAAAACTTGAGGATAGGATAGAAAATTTAGAAAGAACAACTTCATTAAGTTTATTAGAACTCAATACATCCACATTACAAATTCAAGATGCCAATGGGTTAAGTAGATTTAAATCTGGATTTTTTGTAGATGACTTTAAAAACTATGATTTAATTGATAATCAATATTCAAAAATAAGAATAGATGAACAAAATACTGAACTATGTACTCAAAATACAAGAAATAGTTTGAACCTAAGACCAAGCCCCGCAACAAATGCTCCAGATAGCACAATTGATTTAAGTTCAAATTATGCTTTAGTAGATAGTAATGTAAGAAAAGTTGGCGATGGTATACTTTTAAATTATGAATCGGTTCCTTGGTTAAATCAACTTTTTGCAACTAAAGTAGAAAATGTTAACCCTTTCCACGTAATATCATACAGTGGAACTGTAAAACTAAATCCAGCTCAAGACAGTTGGGTTAGAACAATTAGATTAGCGGATTTAACAATAAATCAAACAAATTGGGTTTGGTTGAGAGCAACTGGAACATTTTCAATTGTTGGGAGAAGTACAAGTACCAGTGTTCAAGATGTTTTAAGGGCAAGTGGAAAAGAAACCTACATGAGGTCTCGTAATACTGGATTTACTGCTGTGAATATGAAACCTTTTACAAGATTATATCAATTTTTAGATGGTGTTAGTGGCGTAGACTTTATTCCCAAACTCATTGAAATTGCATCAGATACATCTTTACAGAACTATGGAGCATCTGGAGCATTTACTGTAGGTGAGACTGTAAAGGGATATTTAAATGGTGTAGGACAAATTACCTTTAGAGTTGCAAAATCAAATCATAAAGAAGGATCGTTTGATAACCCTTCAGTCACTTATAGTGCCAATCCATATTCAACAAATGAAAGTGTACCAGCAGCATATAGTGCTTCTTCTAAAATATTGAATGTTGATATCAACTCTTTATGCACTACCGCTCAAGGTCTTTATAATGGATATCTAACAATTGGTATGAAATTAGTTGGACAATCTAGTGGTACAGTTGCATATGTAAAAGATTTAAGATTAATCACAGATGCAAATGGATTTATTTCTGGTTCATTCTTTTTAAGAGATCCAAACACAACGCCTCCCCCTGCAGTAAGAATTGCAGTGGGATCAAAAGTATATAAGTTAACTTCAAGTTCCACAAATGCAACGCCATTACCTGGAAGTACACTAATTTGTTCTGGAGAAACGATTTACAAAGCAGAAGGTACTTGGGAAGAAAGACAAAAAGTAACTACAGTTACAACAACAATTTACTTCGTAGATCCATTGGCACAATCATTTTCAGTTGGTGGAAATGTTGAAGTTACAGGTGGAAATGTTCCGGGTGAAGATGATAATGGTGCATTTTTAACCGCAGTAGATTTATATTTTGCTAGTAAAGATGGTGGCAACGCACCATTAACAGTCGAAGTTAGAACAGTAAGTCTTGGTACTCCAACTAAAGAAATATTGGGATCTAAAACTCTTACACCCAATGACATTCAAACCTCTAACGATTCATCGATAGCAACAAATGTTGTTTTTGATACTCCAATATACCTAAAACCTTTTGAAGAATACGCTATTGTTCTTCTTGCACCTCAAACTGATCAATATGAAGTTTGGATTGCAGAAATGGGGCAGAAGACAATTAATACTGCTTCATTGCCAGATTCTCAAGCCGTTAGATACACTCAACAGTTTGCTATTGGTAGCTTGTTCAAATCCCAAAATGGTACAATTTGGACAGCAAACCAATATCAGGATTTGAAATTTAAACTTTATAAGGCTAAATTTACTTCCACAACTGGCAGTGCATTATTTGTAAATCCAACTTTACATCAAAGTAATGGGTATATACCAACTTTATCTGCTAATCCAATAACAGTATTGTCTAGAAAATTAAAAGTTGGAATTACGACAACAGATAATAGTTCAATTATTGGAATTTTAACAACCGGCAGAAAAATTTCTGTCCAGTCTGCTACTTATCTTTCAGGAACAATTGCAGGAACTGGATCTTCTGCAGTAAATGTAGCAATTACCACAGGTGGATTTAATTATACAACTGGATCCGTTCAAACGTTCAATTATAATGGAAATGGTAGTGGATTGAGATTGAATATTACTGCCACTGGTGGAGCAATCACTGGCGTAGGAGTTTCTCAACTATTTCCAGGTAATGGATACCAAGTTGGTGATGTAGTTGGAATCGTAACTAGTTCTGTATCTCCAGCATCTGGATTTGGAGCTCGTATTACTATAACTGGTATCGCAAATAAAATAGATACTTTGTATCTTACAAATGTCCAGGGCGATTCACTCAATGTTGGTATTGCAACTTTAGGATATTATAATCCTGCTGGAACATTAATATCTCTTGGATCCACTACAATTTTATCATCTGCAAATTACGGAAACTATAGTACTGGAAACTATTTCCAAGTAAATCATTATGATCATAGTATGTACTCTAAAAATAATAAGATTACTCTTTATAATGTACAATCAGATATTCCACCTACAACATTATCTCTAAAACTAATAACATCAGATTCTGCAATCAGTGTTGCATCTACTTCTAATTTTGATACCTTTGAAGGGTTATCAGTAAGTAATGTAAATCCTGGATTTGTAATTATTGAAGATGAAATAATTAAGTATACTAGTGTTGGAGTGGGGCAACTATTAGGAATTACAAGAGGTATAGATTCAACAGTCATTGTTGACCACGATTTATCCACTTTAGTTTACAAATATGAACTTTCTGGTGTCTCATTAAAAAGAATTAACAAAACCCATACTGTTGCCGATACTGGAATTGATATTGATAGTTATTATATTCAATTTGATAGGACAAATTTTGATTCGAATACAACAAATAGAATTATAGATCAAGGACCTACTGGAACACCAGCAAATGCTCCACAAATTTCATTTAATCGTGATGATATATGTGGGGGATCTATGGTTGAATCTACAGAAAATATTCAGTATGAATTTGTCAATCCACATGTACCATCCATATCCCCAGAAGTTGGTACTTCTTTATCCGCCGAAGTGAGAACAACAAGCGGAACAAGCGTAAATGGAACAGAAACTTCATTTATAGATCTACAGTATGAACCAGTTAAATTAGATGTACCGAATGCCTTAACGTCAACAAGACTAGTTTGCTCCAGAATTAATGAGCAAACATATTTAAGTTCCGGAAAATCATTTACATTAAAAGTTAATTTAGCAACAGAAGATCCTAACGTATCTCCAATGCTTCTTTGGAAGAATGCATCATCAGAATTTATTGGAAATAGATTAAATAGTCCTATCACAGACTATGCTTTAGATCCTCGTGTAAATGGATTCGTAGGAGATCCACATGCTGCAGTATACGTTTCAAATATTGTAAGACTTCAACAAGCGGCAACTTCTTTAAAGGTAATCGTAAGTGCATATAGGCATAATTCCGCAGACTTTAGAGTTCTTTATAGTTTAATTAGACCAGATTCTAGTGAAGTTGGTCAAGCATTTGAACTATTCCCAGGTTATACAAACTTAACTACAGATAAAAGTTTGGATGGATTCTTAGATGTGGTAGATCCTGCAAAAAATAATGGATTACCAGATGTTTTAGTTACACCAAGTTTACAAGATGAATTTAGAGATTATGAGTTTAGTGCAAATAATTTGGGAATTTTTACAGGATACCAAATAAAAATAGTAATGTCTGGTACAAACTCAGCATATCCACCAAGATTTAAAGATCTAAGAAGTATTGCTTTAGCATAATGATACCAGTAGAAGGACATCCAAATTTGTACAGAGATGAAAAATCTGGTGCTATAATAAATTGTGATACCATTGGATACAACCAATATCAAAGACTAGCACAAAATAAAATATTAGAAAGACAAGAAATTGATAAAATTAAAAATGATATTGCTGAGATTAAATCTTTACTTAAGGAGATGATTAATGGATCCCGATAAAATTGAATTAGAAAATTTAACCAAAAATTTTGAATATTTTAAATATGCATCTGAAATTGATAAAATAGATGATATCGATGACTTAAAAAATATAGCTAAATCTTATTTTAAATTATACCTCAAACAACAAGAAGTTATCAGTTCTTTGGCAAAACTCTAAGTATAAATAAGAAGTAGAGCTTAAAAAATAGATGGCGGCAGTATATGTAAGTAATCTAATTATTAATGCTGGTGCTACGTTTTCACAAACTTTTAATCTGGAAGATACTGCCACAAATGCACCATTAAGCTTAACCGGATACACCGCTTCAGCTCAAATGAGAAAATGGGCAGGCAGCTCCTCTTCCACAAGTTTTACATGTACAATTGAAAGTCCAGCAACTGCAGGAAAACTTACTATTTCATTAACTAGCACTCAAACCGCAAATTTAAAACCAGGAAGATATGTTTATGATATTTTGATTACAAGTGGGAATATTAAAAATAGAGTCATAGAAGGAATGGTTCTGGTAACAGAAGGAGTTACTAAGTAATGGCAGACATTAGAGTCAGAGTTGGTCAACAAAACGGAATAAAAATTGTTTCTAGCAACTCTGGTCTTGCCAATGCAGTAGAAGCTACTAATGTAATAGGCGGCATAGCATCCGTAACTGCATTGAATGTTAGTGGTCTTTCCACATTTGTTGGTGTTGCAACTTTTTATAATAATGTTTACATTTCTGGAAATTTAACAGTTTCAAATGATCTTACATTTGATGAATTTAATGCAACAAATGCAAATATTTCTGGATATACAACTACAACAAATTTAAATGTAGGTGTATCTACTGTAACTGGTTCTTTTTATTATGTTCCCTCATATACTAGTGGAATTGCATATTTTAACCCTAATGGGTTAATGGTATCTACTGGGGCAACAAGTTCCGCAATAACTTATACAAACTATATACTAACAACAGATGATAATGGCATTCCAACCTGGACAAGTGTAATAGATGGAGGATCCTATTAATGTCAAAACCAACAACTAGGCAAGAACTTGTTGATTATTGCTTAAGAAGATTAGGAGCTCCTATTCTTGAGATTAACTTGGATGATGATCAAATTGATGATATGGTTGATGATGCATTGCAATATTTTCAGGAAAGGCACTTTGATGGTGTCGAAAGAATGTATCTTAAGTATAAGATTACTGAGGAAGATTTAAATAGGGGAAGTGCTCAAGCACCAAATGGAGTTGGAATTGTCACCACAACGGGATCTGCAAATATTTCTGGTATTGGAACAACTTCCTTTAATTTTTATGAGTCATCAAATTTCATCCAAATTCCAGATTCTGTAATTGGTATTGAAAAAGTTTTTAAATTTGATACGAGTTCAATTTCTGCGGGAATGTTTAGTATTAAATATCAATTATTTTTAAATGATTTGTATTACTTTAATTCCGTTGAACTTTTGCAATATGCAATGGTAAAAACTTATTTGGAAGATATTGACTTTTTACTAACAACCGATAAACAAATAAGATATAACAAGAGGCAAAATAGATTATATCTGGACATTGAGTGGGGTGCAAAATCTAAAGATACATATCTTATAATTGATTGTTATAGGATTCTAGATCCAAATGATTTTACTAAAGTTTATAACGATAGTTTTTTGAAAAAATATTTGACTGCTCTATTGAAGAGACAATGGGGTCAAAATCTAATTAAATTTAGAGGAGTCAAACTTCCTGGTGGAATTGAATTAAATGGTAGAGAATTGTATGAAGATGCTGAAAGGGAAATAGAGGCTATAAGGCAAAGAATGTCTATGGATTACGAACTACCACCTTACGATTTTATAGGATAATGGCACTTAATCCATTTTTTTTACAGGGATCTCCAGGTGAGCAGAGACTTGTTCAAAGTTTAATTAATGAGCAACTAAAAATTTATGGGGTTGAAGTTGTATACATACCTAGAAAATTTGTTCGAAAGGAAACTATAATAAGAGAAGTAACAACATCTAAATTTGATGATAACTTCGCTATCGAAGCATATGTGAATAATTATGAGGGATATGGCGGTCAAGGAGATATTTTAACAAAATTTGGAATGAACTTGAAAGATGAATTAAATTTAATCATTTCAAAAGAAAGATTTGAAGATTTTATATCTCCGTTTATA